ATATCAAGTGATGCACTGTGGGTTGAGGGGGCGAGCGAGCCTGTAGTCTCGCTCGCGTGTACGGCCTTCTCGCTTCGCGGAACGCCATAAAGAAGAAAGGGGGTCTCACCAAAGGAACATGTTCCTCGAAGCCGACCCGTGAAAGCTAAGACGTCGACGCGGTGCTCGGCGGGGGAACGGGCAGGGGAGGCTTCGCCTCTCCCTGCCCATCCCCCCGCTGTGGCACCGCGGCTGGGGCCGCGGGCGGACGGCTCCTGAGTGCGATCATATGCTCAAGAGCCGGATCTGGTTCGAAATCGTTCTCGTAGGGGCTGTCGGGCTCCATATCCTCGCCGACATCAAAATCGTTTGCCTCTGCTTCGGTTTCAGCGCCCATCTGAGAGGCTTCATAGGATGCCTGGCGGATCATCTGGCGCATCTGCTCCGCAATCGTAGGTTGGCGTTTATAACCGACAGGCGGAGCAACCGGCGTAGGATTCGGCAGCTCTCTTCCCTCTGCGTCAAGGTACTGGCTTTGAACCGAGCGTTCACGAAGCGGCGCAAGGTGCGTAGCAACCTCAGCAATAGGATCGTAGACAGCAAGCTCCTGCGTGCCGGGATCGTATTCATCTTTCATAGTTCTCTCCAAGAGGATAGGCCCAGCGGCCCGTCACCTACGCCAGATGACCTAAAGGTCATCTGGCATAGGCGACGTGCTGCGCGTTAGTAAATAAAGCTAGCGCCTGATGATGCCACCATACGACGAGCCTGCATAGAGTGCTTCGCCATTATGTACAGACCATCAGTAGACTGACTTGCGAAGACCCGTTTGGTTGGGACGCTAGAAACAAAACTCGCGTTGAGTGCAGGTGTGGACCCGAATACTCTTGCCATGTGCCAGTGATCGAGAGTCGTATCGCGGAACTCGCCGGAAACGAGGCTTTCGTTTCTTCGATATTCGTCATATCGATCTTGGTAACCGAAAACACCATCAGGGGAGGCATGGGGGGCATAAACCTCCTTGTTCAAGATTTCCTGCTGCCCAATGTGCTGCAGCTCTTTCTGATAAAAGTCCTCCTTCGTCCGGCGGTTCCAGTGCCGGAACAGACCTTGCTGATAGATGGTCTTAGGCCTTACTGTAAGTACGCTAATAACGTACCCATGCTCTTCAAAGAACTTGCGATATCGGTTGGATCGCATTGCAGCGATACCGTGACCTCGCATTTCTCCAACTGGGTCTGTCCCTTCCGCTGTTTGAAGTACCTCAGAAAATTGGATAGTCTGACGCCCGCCTCCGAGATACTCGGGCCGCTGTAAACGCGCGTCTGATGACCTAACTCCGAGGTAGCGTAGATACTCCACATAACGGGACCCATAACGCGCCCGCGCCTCCGCATAACGTTGGAGAGCCATTGCTTCACGGAGAGCATTAATGGTGATCGCAGATGCCCCCGAGAGATCTGCATAAATCTGCGGCCGTGCCGTGTCACTATCCGCAGTGGCTTTAATCCGGATCGCATTGCCGAGCGCATCCGAGAAGCCAAAGGCGTACGTAGGATCTGTCCCATCCGTTTCCCGAGAGGCGATTGTTGCGCCGATCGCCGCCGACGAAGCACCACCAAAACCGATGCCAGTTACAGGAGCCGTTGTGCCAAGTGGGATGGTGATTGTCGCACCTTTTTGTTCCCAGGGCCGAGCACTAGTAAAGTAGTCCTTTTCCCAGTCGGCGTTCTGCAAAGCGGTTGAAGTAGTAGTGTCAGCTCCCGATGTCTCATCAATAGTGAGTTCAGTCTGGAGGTCTTGGTCGCGATAGAACTCGTTCCAAATCTTAGCGTAAGCGCGAAACGGTAGTGCGCTAACTTCCAAGCTATTAACGCCCGTAGGAACTCCAAGGTAATCAGCAAGACTGCCGATAGCAGCACCACCACCGCCAGGCATAGTAATGGTGGGAAATACAGAAGCATCAAGGCCGTCTGGACCACCCGTAATGAAGTCTTCGAAATCCTCCCAGATGATACGATGCGGCACGTACCAGTGATGAATAGCAACCCGTACAGGGTGCATAACTGGAGCCAGGAGCGGAGAACAGCGGATAAGGGCGGACGTGGCTTGTTGGACCGTATCACCGGGTAGAACCTCCGTAATACCCACCGGGACGAGCTCTCCCATGTCGCAGGTGAGCAGTTTCGTGTAGCTGAGATTGAATTTACTGCGTTTCATAGGCATTCCCGTTTCTTCGTGCGTTTGGCCTTAGCCATTAACTGACGATATTTTCCCTCGTTTACTTCCAGTATGAGCGTCTTGTAAGTGTGCGAATAACTGCCCTTGGGTGCCATAGCTTTCGCAGCTTCCTGCAGAGGACGCATCTTCTCTTTTTGGGCTTCGAGAACCTCCTTCGGGGCATTCTTTTCCCGTCCTATTTGCGACCTTAGTTGCCTCGTTAAGTACCTCCCGAGCGGTCGGACAAGGGACCCGTGCCGCAAAGATGTGGGCACATCTGTCTGAGTGTCTAAGTTGTGGGTGAGTAGAACGGAAGCAACCTCCGGCATAAATCCAGCACCAATCCCAGGCTTCAAGCTCATCCTGGCAAATTCTTCTTTCCTCCCTTGGAGCCAGTCTCTGGTTTCTTTGTCTTCGGGGTTTGTGAATTTCTTAACGACGTAGCCAGCGATATACGCCGCGCTAGAATTCTCCAGCTGACCCGAATATACGTTTCCGGCACCCCAAATCTCTCGGAGACCATCGCAAACGGCGCAGCAAGTTCCTCGTCTGTTAAGCTGAGTAACGCCGCGAGAACAGGCGGGGTAATTAAAGAGCGCAAGATGATAGTGGGGTCGCTGGGTGTTGGTTCCGTATTCGCCGACATAAAAGTACCTAAGTTGCTGTGGTTGATATGCCTTTCTAAGGCGTTTAAGGAACCGCGTCAAGTGATCTTGTACGAGTGTAGGTAGTCCTCCTGATGTGTATGGTAGATGATCATCATCGTAGGTGAGAGTAACGAAGCTATTGTCCCCGTGCTGGGTGGCTTCCAGCATTATACGGTGGGTCCATTCCCTTCTCTTATTGATGCGGCAAGGCATACATTGTCCACACCCGTAAGCGGACCCACCGGGGGCGATATAAGGCCCCCGGCAGAGCATGGGTTTACATCCTTGTTCCGATCCTCATTGGACGTATTCCACGGCGACGTGACTTGAACCGCCGACGTGAAGTCCGACGAGAGAACCGACGCTTTCTGCGGAACCGCATTTAAGGCCTCCATTTCTGGTATTGTTGCTTGACTGGGTTGAAGTACCAGATTTCTCCATCATCAAGCTTGATGGATTTCGGGGGGTTGTAGTTGAACCCCAGTGACGGCATCAGCCTGTTGCGAATGTTCCATGAGATCATCGCTCCGAGGTCTTCTTCGGCTCTTTGCTTGAAATCTTGGGACATGACGGGGGCCCAGCCATCTGTTGTACGAGATACACCCATATCTGATACAGCACCGGCTTCAAGACTGGGTTGGCCAGGATTAGAACTATCGAGAGAAAGCGGCTTGACCTTAACCAACCCGCTGTTCGCTTGACCGTCGACCATGTAGCGATCACCAGCTGTCGGGAGCGGCGGAGGGGTCCCGGCTTGGTTGTTCTTCGCGATCTGCGATGCCAGTAATTCATTTTCTAAGCCCATCCGCCTAAGGTTTAGATCTTGAACCGTTTTCGTGTAAGCGTCCAGACGTTCTGAATTAGAGCGCGTCGCATTGACAGCGCGCGAGATATCTTGACCTGCTCCGCTAATTCCAGTTGCGAGCATGTCGCTGCCAGCTGTGACGGGGCTAAACGACATTGTTTGCGCGCCAAGCGCCGCAAGCGGGTGAATTCCCGCAGCTTTTGCATCAGCAACCTTCCATCGGATACCTTGTTGAGCGAAGTCTTTCTGTAGTTGGATGTTGCGTTTGGCATTTTTGTCCGCCGATCTGCTGCCGAGGATACCGCCTAATAGATTGGCTCCTGCCGAGATTACTTCGCCTAGCATGAGATTGAGCTCCAGAAGTTCCGGTGTCTCTTTTTTGCACCGGATCCTTTTTTATTTCGTTTGAGTGCGAATAGAACCTGTTTGCGAATTTTCCTGCGGACACAGAGCGCTACGAGATTCGGTTGAGAGAAGCGTAACCCCCACGGAGTGGTTGTGGGTTTGAGACGGACGGCCGATCGCCGTTGAGATCCGGGCGGGGCCGTTGACCGGTCCGGCCGGAACAGGCGGCGATCTGAGCCGATCCATTCTTGGTAGGGTTGAGTGTAGTGAACCGGCGAGAGCGCGTTGACTATGTTGAGTGAATTAGACCGGACCAGCAGGGGGCTAGCGGTCGGGTAAGTGGGGGTTGAGAGACCGCGCTGGCCGGACTTGGATTTAGACATTGTGCGCTCTCGCTGGTGTCACCTAACACAGTGCATATCAAGTGATGCACTGTGGGTTGAGGGGGCGAGCGAGCCTGTAGTCTCGCTCGCGTGTACGGCCTTCTCGCTTCGCGGAACGCCATAAAGAAGAAAGGGGGTCTCACCAAAGGAACATG